GCACTAACCTCAAATACTACATTGAGCGTGGTGGGCAGTACTTTGACGTTACCCCTATTCGCTTAACCACAGCTGCTGGGGATGTAGAGTTTGCGGCGGTTAACGGTTCCGCTGTTATCACGGCTACCGATGTAGATCACGGCGCACAGCAGGGCGACTTTGTTACGTTCTCGGGTGCGGTAAGTCTGGGCGGTAACATTACGGCTACGGTGCTAAACCGAGAGTACGTCATTGCCTCCATCATCGACGACGACAACTACACATTTGTAGCTACAGCCACGGCAAATTCTTCGGACTCCGGAGACGGTGGAGCGTCCGTCGTTGGGGCTTACCAGATACCCATAGGCAACGCGATTGAAGTTCCGTTCAGCGGGTGGAGTGCAGGACGCTGGGGCTTTGGTACGTGGGGCTTTGGTGGGGTAACAGTAGCCCCGATGCGGATATGGAGCCAGTCTAACTTTGGTGAGGACTTGTTCTTCACGTACCGTGGCGGCGCTCCGTTTTACTGGGATGCTTCGACTGGGGTAAACACGAGAGCGGTGTATGTATCGTCATTGGGCGGAGCGTCCGATGTGCCGGTGATAGCCAACATTGCGTTTGTATCTGACATCTTCCGGTTTGCGTTTTGTTTCGGTGCTAACGAGCTGGGCAGTAGCCCTCTGGACCCCATGCTGATCCGCTGGTCTGACCAAGAGGATGTAAAGAACTGGACACCGACGGCACTTAACCAAGCAGGTAGCCTACGTCTGTCCCAAGGCACCGAGATAGTTGCTGTACGCCAAGCCCGTCAAGAAGTGCTAGTGTGGACCGACTCAGCCGTGTACGGCCTCCAGTATCTGGGTGCTCCGGAAGTGTGGGGTGCACAGCTGCTTGGCGCTAACATAACCGTGGTAAGCCCGAATGCTACGAGCTACGCAAACAATGTTGCGTACTGGATGGGCATAGACAAGTTTTACTATTACGACGGTACGGTTAAGACGCTCCCCTGCACAGTGCGTAGCTACGTGTTCAACGACATCAACAAAGAACAGTTCAATCAGGTGGTGTGTGGCACCAACGAGCAGTTTGACGAGGTGTGGTGGTTCTACCCGTCGGCAGGAGCTACGCAAAACAACCGGTACGTGGTGTACAACTACATCGACAACATCTGGTACTACGGCACACTGAGCCGCTCGGCATGGATAGACGCTGACCTGCGCGATAACCCCATAGCGGCTACCTACAGCAACAACCTAGTTTTCCAAGAGTTTGGCGTTGACTGCAACGAGCTGGGTACAGCGAACCCGATCACGGCGACGATTACCTCCGGCGAGTTTGATATCGACGACGGCGATAGATTTATGCTGATTAACCGCATCCTGCCGGACATGACCTTTGTGGGGTCTACCGCTGACGCGCCGTCGGCTACGATGACAATACTGCCTTTGGAGAACTCGGGCTCCGGCTACTACAACCCGCTCTCCGTTGGTGGCAACAGCACCAGTACAATAACGCGGATTACTACGGTGCCGATTGAGCAGTTTACTGGGCAGGTGTTTGTACGCATACGTGGTCGGCAGATAGCGGTGAAGATCGAGTCTACTGGCCTTGGAGTGACGTGGAAGCTCGGCAAACCCAGACTGGATATACGCCCCGATGGCAGGAGGGGCTGATGTCTAACACAAACAAGATAAAGAAGGTTCAGCCACCTGCCCTGCCCGTAGCTCCCCAGCAGAACCCGATACGCATGTACTTGGATGACTTGAACAACATCCTGCGTCTGTTCTTTAACCAGATAGCTAACACGTTGAACCTGCTCACCGGCGATACGGGCGGCGTGTTTATAAGTAGCCCGAACGGGTTGTTTTTCGATACCGGGGATCAAGCAATTGCGGTAATTAACACCGCGCAGCCGGTGCGGTTCAATCAGACTTATCTCAATTCTGGTATAAGCATAAAGGGCGTTACTACCTCCGAGATCACGGTGGCTAACTCGGGTATCTACAACTTCCAGTTCACCGGGCAGCTGCGCAGTACGTCGGGTAGTAACAAGATATTGTACGTGTGGCTCAGGAGAAACGGCACTAACGTTGGGTATTCTGCGCGGGAGTACAGCATATCGGGTTCTGGTAAGGAGCTGGAGGTTAACTGGAGTTTTAACATTGATTTGCAGGCAGGGCAGTATATCCAGATAATGATAGCCGCAGACAGCACTGCTTTGCAGCTTGATTTTGTTGCCGCAACGTCTCCACACCCGGGGATAGCTTCAGCTGTCGTAGCAGTAAGTTTTGTTTCCGCGCTACCTGCGATACTACCCGTGCTTCCTTGAGGTGAGATATGAGTTTAGTACGCCCGCCATCTCGTAGTGTTGATAGGATTAGGGACATAGGAACTTCAGCAGAAGAGCAGGAGCGTAGCGCGCTCGACGCTTTTTTAGAGCTGTTTGATTTTTCTGACGGAGGACCTTTTGGAGGGGTGTCCAATGAGTTCCCCTATCCGTCATACACGCCGCCATCACGAGAAGGTTCCTTTGCCCCCGGCTTTCTTCCAGCGGTTGCTCCTACGACAGCGCCTGTGGTTCCCCCGACAACTACACCCCCTACCCCTACCGACGGAATGTTCGACGATATCCTTGGTGGCACAAAAGACGCGGCAACCGCAGTGAGTGGGGTGATCGACACTGGATTGAAGCAGTTGGGGGAGTTGATAGGCATGGGCGACCCCAGCCTTGTAGTGCTGAACCCCGTCAACCCCACTGCGTCCGTCGTTTATGGCACGCCGCAAGGCAATGCCACTCCTACAATTATTGGCACCATGCCTAAAAGCGGAGCCCCTGTTGGGGTCATTACCGGCATTCCCGCGCTGGATAACATTCTCTCTGGGGTGTTCAGTCAGCGCGGTCAGGGTGAGATGAGCATTGAAGAAATTATCCGGGGCGTTGTTTTGAAAGAGATTGGGAAAGAAACCGGATACCCCGTGGCGGGTGTCGCTGGTGCAATAGGGGGCGGGCTTAGCGGTGACTTGAACAAAGTCATCGACGGCGTTGGCAAAGTTGTGCTGCAGCTAGACGAAAAGGTGAAAGCTGCCGACAGCGATCCAATCCGGATCATTAATAATCCTGACGCATATCGGGGGGACCCGGTAGGCCCAGTTCAAATTACCCCCGACATACCCACTGGCGAAGACGTGCTTATAGGGGGCGGCGGTGATACAAAGTCCAAGGAAAACAAAGTAACACCCACTGGCGAAGACGTGCTTATAGGGGGCGGCGGTGATACAAAGTCCAAGGAAAACAAAGTAACGCCACCACCACCACCACCACCAATTCCTGAGCCGCCCCTCGAGGAAATCCTAACCATTCTTGGGGAAACGCCAGAACCGGGCAAAGTAACGCCGACCCCGTTAAGAACCACTGTGCCTAGTATTCCTACTCCACTGTACGGGCAAGGTATTCGCTCTATGAAGACGGAGAAAGCCGGGGTAACGCCGCTTGAAGATGTGTTTGATATTGGCGACATGTCCCTTGCCAACGTACTGCGTTTACTGGCTGGTGAAGATGACAATACTCAAGGCACCCCGTATTATGGCGGCGGTAGCGTAAACAAAAATAGCAGCGTAGACGAACTGATTCGTCTGCTTAGAGGGTAACAATATGTCCCGCTTAACTGAGTTTTTAGGAAGTTTAATTTTTAACGATGACGGCAGCATAAACCCTGCAAAAGCTGCTACGACAGCTGCAGGACTGGCGGCCCTGTATGGGTCTTTAAAGCCTGACAGCAAAATCGGCGAGTTTATTGGTGCGGGCAGTCGTCAACAACCCGTTGGGTACATGGGCGGTATCCCGGAATACAACGTAGCGCGTAGCCTTGCCCCTAACGCTTTTGCCACTACAACTCCTACGGGCGAACCCCGCCGTCCGGGCAGTAGTGGGCGCCGCTATTTTACCAACACAACCTATACTCCGACTGGGAAAACAATGACTGGGCTTGCTCAAGGTGGATTGGCTTCTTTGGTTCAACCTCAAGGCTACTATTTGGGCGGGGCAACAGATGGCATGGCGGATGAGATTCCTGCTACTATTGAGAATACAGAACCCGCTGCGCTTAGCGACGGTGAGTTTGTAATCCCCGCAGATGTTGTTAGCCACCTTGGTAACGGCAATTCCGATGCTGGCGCGAAACAGCTCTACGCTATGATGGACCGTATACGCCAAGCCCGCACAGGGCGTAAAGAACAAGGGCGTAACATTAACCCGAATAAGTATCTCCCCACGTGAGGTAGAGAGCATGGTCACAGCAGAAG